CAAGAGCCTTTAACATTAGAAGAGCATGAAATATTAAAGAAAAGCTTAACGAAACAAATATCAGGTGCAAAAAACGCAGGAAAGACCATAGTTCCATCTGTTCCTGTTGAAATAAAGATGCTTACAACAGCTATGAAAGATATGGATTTCGAGAGATTGGAAAAAACTTGCACAATGGCTATTTATAATTCAGCAGGAATACCGCAAGCTTTAATAAACCCAGATGCAGCTAATTTTGGCAACTATGAGGCTGGAATTAAAGCATTATATGGAAGAGTCCAACAAATAAGTCAGAACTTCTTTGATTTTCTTACTAGTGAGTTAATGCCTTTATATAAAGATTCTTTGGATAAAAAAGTATCTTATAATGTAAGTAGTATCGTAGCCTTAATGGGGGATACTATTGATATGGCGAGAAGGACAATGGACACAGGATCTGTAACCGCTACTGAAATTAGAGAAATAATGGGAAGAGGACCAATTCCTAAAGGTGAAGAGTTATTATCGTCTGTTCAAGTAAAAGATACTAAGACTAAAAATAAAAATAGTTGACTTTAATAAAACAATCTATTTATATATATAAATAATATTTAAAATATAATTTATGCAAGAGAAATTTACAAAGAGTTTTTCCATAGAAAAAACCGAACAATCAGAAAATGGTGATTACGTTTTCTCTGGTTGGGCTTATAAATATGGAGAGGATAAGGACGGTATAATATTAAAAAAAGGCGGGATAACTTTTGCCGATACTATTGATATTTATTTAGATCATAATAATTGGGGTCTTTCTATTGGAAAAGTATTAGAAAAAACAGATAGCGATGAGGGTATTTATGTTAAAATATCTTTATATAAAGAATCCTTAGAGCAAGGACTTTTAAAAAGAAATATTAAAGAAGGAAATCTAACATCTCTATCTGTCGGTGGAAGAATGCTAGAAAAGACTATTGATAAAGATGGTATAGTTACTGTTACAAAAGCAACTCTTAATGAAATATCTATTGTATATGCAGGAGCAAATGCAGGAGCTAAGATTGTTGAAAAAACATTAAGCAATACTAAGGTTGATGACATAAGGGATGTTGAAGATGTTTTTAAAAGTATCGGGCTTTCTGGTAACCTAACAAAGAAACTGATATCTGTTATAAAATCTTCTATTCGTGATGATATAGGAGAAGAAAAGCGTGAAGCTTTGAAAGTACAACAGGAGGAGGCTGTGATTAAAACAATAGATCAAATCATATTAAATAAAACTATAACTAAATAAAAATGACAATAGAATTAATTACAAAAAAAGTTGAGGAGTTAGCTAAATCAATAAATGCTAATGACCTTATCATTGCAGAAAAAAATACTGCAATCGAAAAAAGTATCAGTGATATAAAAGTTATTGACGAAGAATCTTTAAAGAAAGGAATTGAAGACTCTGTTCAAACGAAATTAGATGATTTGCAAATCAGTCTTTCGGGGCAAATTGAATCTTTAGCTATCACTAAAAAAGAAGAAAAAGAAGAAGGTCCAGATATGGAGGCTTTTACTAAGAGTATATTTGGTCATTTAAGCGGTCATTCTTCTGAGGTTCTACAAGATAGTCTTGAAAAATCTGGTGTAAGCAGAACTTTAGCTGGGGATAATGCTGTCGAAACTCCTAAGCCATATTTGGGAAAAATCTCTAAAGAGATAGCTGATTATAGCCCTATTGCTGGTTTAGTTGAATCAGTAAACACTGGTAAATCTATAGAGTATGAAGCTCCAGTAATGCTGTTCAATTCTGTTAAAGATTATGCAAGCACAGAAAAAGGATTTGGTGCTAACTTTACTTATAATATTGGGTTAAAAAAGGAAAAAGCAAAGCATTATCGCGCTGAATCTAGTATCACTCAAGAGCAATTAGATTTTAGCCCTATGAGACTATGGAGTATGTCAAAAGAGCAATTATTTAGCTCTATTGCTAGACAGACTGCTTCTGATATTCTTGGAATTAAGATTACAAACATCAATCCTAATAACGGTAAATTTACCGTTGAACCAGTTTTGACTGTGGTATCTGAAAATAAAGTAGCAGGAATTTTGCCTAATTTACTAAAAAGCGCCCCTTCTAATGTTATTGAATCTGCTGCTTCTGGTATCTTCTCTATCAATGATTTCTTTGGATTAAAAGAAGATTTTGATGATGAGTCTGGAAAAGGTGCGGTTGCACTTATGAATAAAGCTGCTTATTATAAGTTACTTTTATCTAAAGGAACTTCTAATGACCATTTTATCATGCCAATAGGTGATCTTAAAAGCGGAGTTGCTATGACTTTAGACGGAACTGTTATCATTGCTAGTCAATATATTCCTGCTGAATATCCTGTGTTTATTGCCAGCTGGAAAGAAGCTTATGTAAGATGGGAAACTCATGTAAAAAATAGGTTCTTAATGGATCATATTGCTAATGTTAAGTCTGATAATTCAGAATCTAACAATGCTACCAAAAGACTAATGTTTGATACTTATGCTGGTGGAATGATAAAATCTCCAAAAGCTATAAGAATCGCTAAGTTAAAAGTATAATTAATAATTAAAATAAAAATAAAATGTTAGGAAATATATCTGAATTATATGAGAACAAAATAGCCGTTGGTCAAAACGCATTTACTGCGAATGCAACAGTGGCTGGTTCTGATATTAGTTACGCAGGAGAGTATCTAGGTATCTCTGCTACTCTTTTTGTTTCTGCTTTTACTACTGGTAAAGCTAAATTAAAATTAGAGGTTACTGATTCTGCTGGTGTTTTGGCTGAGGTTACAAGTTTTGTATCACCAGAACTTACTGCTATCGGATCAGTTAACGTGAACTTATCTGATTATGATGAAGTTCAAGCTGGTTGGAAAATTAGACTTTCTATAATTGGCTCTGATACTGCCGCGCTTACAGCTTCCGCTATATTGACTGGTTCAGTAAAAAAAATTGACGCTTCTTAGTTAATTAATATCCCCCTAAGTAAAACTAGGGGGAGTATAAATCTTTTTATATGAAAATATCTCAAAAACTAGAAAGTTACGCTAAAGCAAAAGTCATTAAAGATGCTGAATTTTGGTCTTTATGGAAAATGGGTGCTATAAAAATTGTAAAAGACCTTGGTACAGAAGCTAAAATAAAAATACCAAAAGACATAATTGATTGCTCTGGTGATAAATTATCTTTATTATTAGAAAAAGGTTATCTTGAGAAGATTCCGTCAATTAATATTGATTCAGAGCTAGAAGAAAAAGAGTTGGAAAGATTAATTGCTGAAGAAGCTTTAGAATTAAAACTAAAAGAAGAAGCAAAGAAAATTAAGAATAAAAAATAATATTAAAAAATGACAGTAGAAACAAAAATATTTAATTTCTTAGCAGGAAACACTGTCTCAGAGATTCTTACTGGCTCACCTACTGGGACTACTTATTCGGGTATATTAGAATATTTCCCTATTTCTATAGAGCTTCCAATAGAATTAACAGGAATTGATATAACGCTTTATGGGGGTACTGATTCTTTTCAAGATATTCCAATCGGATATTACAATGGAGATAATTTTGAAAAAACTTCTTTCAAAGTTCCATTAGTTGCTGAATTTAAAAAAATAGACGGAGTGACTAATTCTGACTATATTAAGGTTTCTCTTAGGTATTTTGATCTAAAGGGTGCTACTCATATTAGATTAAAACTAAGTGCCAATGCTCCTGCTGACTGCTCAGTAAAGATACAAACGCAAGCTGGATCTTAAAAATGACACAATGCAATATATATCTCAAGGTCAAACAAATAGCTACATAGATTTTATAACTAGCCTAGAAGCAAAGCTCGAAGCTCTAGCTACACCTTTGACTACCACAGAGCATGATAGCCTATTAGCCATATACAATACATCTAGTGCCTCTTCCTATGTTCCTATATCTGAGGTAAGTGCATTCCTAGCGACAATAACAACACTAACTACCTTAGAGTCCGATGGCATTAAAGCCCTTACTAAAATCATGCCGACTGAGCTTCCTGTTTCTATTCAAGAAGTTAAAACATTTCTATCTATTGAAGGAGATTTGACTACGGGTCTTGAAGCGGAGCTTTTAAATGAAATTAAAACAGCGATTAAATTTGGAGAAGACTATTTTGGATTAGTTTTTATAATAACAACTTATAGGCTTTATTTAGATAAATTTCCTCTATGTGAAAATCCTATAGAATTAAAAAAGTCAAAACTACAATCAGTAATTGATATATTTTACACGCTAGAATCAACTAAACAGTCACTTGTTAATACAAAATACTATATCACTATATCAAATTTTTATAGTTCAATATTTTTAAATAAAGGAGAAGTTTATCCTTGTGTTGATGATAAGAAGCAAATAATAGAGATAAATTTTACAGCTGGTTTTGCTATAAATTCTCTAAGCACTTTACCAGGGCATAAAATGGCTATTCTTAGTGCTATTAGCATCATAAGAGGAAGTGTTGGGGATTGTGCAACTAAATCAAATATAAAAGAAAAAATTTACTCTACTTATAGGTCAATATCTTCTGTTTCAATTTTGTCAGCAATATGAGTTGTAACAATATCTGCTTAGGCGATTATAAAAAGAAATACATATCTATACAAAAAAAGAAGACAGTCCCAGCTTCAACTGGCGGCTCTATGGTTGTTTATGAAACTATAGCTACAATAGGAGCTAAAATAGAGACTAAGAAAAATAGTGCCAATTATTCTGCTGGATTAACATTAGACTCTAAAGTTACCCATATATTTGAAATAATATATAGATCAGATATAGATTCTTTGGAAAAAATTTATATAGACTATAGATCTAAAAAGTACGAGGTTTTAAATATTGTTAACATTGACGAGGATAACAAGTTATTGGAACTTAATTCAGCTCTACAAAGTAAGGAATGAGAATAAAAGTAACACAAATAACACCAAAGGCAGCCGTTGTTAATGATTTTAATAATTTCAAAAGAATTATACAACAATCTGTGCAAGAGGTTCTGCTCCTTAATGGGAAAGAAATGACACAAAATCTTACTTATCAAATCAAATCTGGGAGTAGATCTGGTAAAATAAGACATGATGGCAGGGCTGCCTCTGCAAAAGGCGAGGTTCCTTTGGAGGATACTGGGGTTCTTGCTGATTCTATTGATAGTGAATTATATACGAATTTAATGGCTTTTGGCTCAAAAATTGATTATTCAGAGGATCTTGAGGAGGATAGGTATTTAATTGAAGAAACAGGGAAAAATTATGAAAATAAAATACATCAAGACCTAGGGAATTATTCTGCGATACAATTAAAGGCAAAAGGATTTAAGATAACATGAGAATAAATGATATAGTTTTAAGGTTGAAAGACAAAATCCCTAAGCTTGATGCAGGTTATGGGACAAAAGTTGATATTCAAAGTATCTCTGTATTAGGGGTGGAAGTGACTGCTATCTCGGCTAGCCACGGACTAGCCTCTCCTAGTGATATTGTTACTATTGGAGGAATCAAGCAAGAATACGTATCTCAATGTGTAGTTATCGACTCTTATACTTTTAATGCAAATTTTCCCACTGGTCATGATTTTCATAAAGGAGAGCAGATAAAAATAGAAGCTGATAATACTAACTATTACGAAATAGAAGAAATAAAAAAGAATGATATAATTTTCAAAGGAAATTTAACTGGGGAAATTAAGTTTTATAAAGAAGATACTACTAATTTTAATGGTCAAAAATTAGTAACAATAATAGATAAAAATACTTTTAAGTATGATCTAATATTTACAGATATTTCAACTGTTTTTTCTGGCAGTTTTTACCTAGTAAGACCGAATATTTTTGGCTTTTCTTCTGAAAAAGACTTTGTTGATGGATTAAAAGAAGGAAATTTTACAGTAATTGATACATCTGTAAATAATGCAATATTTGTAGTAGTAAAGAATGCTACTTGCTCCATAAATAATTTTACCACAGCAGTTGATAGCTCCTCAAACCATACAAGGATTGATAATTTCGATAGAATACAATCGTTTTCTATATATGTTTATGCTAGGAATAATAGCGATTCAAGCGGCATATCTACATCAGATAAAGCGATTAATTCATTTGCAATGATTTATAAATCAATAGCAGCCCATAGGTTTGTTTCTCCAATTATAAACAATAAAGGAGTGGCTGAATGTTACAAAGCAGCCCTTCCTACTAATGATATTTATTTTTTTAGCAATAAAGGTAAGGAATATATCAGGCAGTTTGACTTTAAAGCTACTGTAAAAATTGAATCCTCCGCTATGTCATCTTTTGTCGAGGGAACTGCCTTAAAGCAGATAAATACAAATAATAGTAACGGATTAGATACACAAGTTAATTTTACTTGATTTTTTTTACTTGCTTTTATAATAATATATATATTATATATAGGAATATAATTAACGTTGATTAAAAATGAACAAAACAGTAACAATAACAAAAAACCTCGGCGGAGGTTATATAATTGGTCAATCAGTTAAAATAGAATTAGATTCCAATGGTGAAATAAAAAATTCTTTTCTAAGAATAGCCTACAGAGATGACAAAGATTGTCTTTTTTTTAACAAAAAAATAAAAAATAAATAAACATGAGCAGAAACCCATTTACAAATGTAACGCTAGGAGAAGGTGCTTCATTCAGTCCAGTAGAAGATAGATCTTTGCTTTATATTGGTCAAAAAACCGCTTCTGGATCTGCTGTTAGTGGATCTTATAATGAGATCACATCCAAATCAGAGATAAACGCATTATTTGGCATTGACTCTCATATATCTAAAATTCTAAGAGGCGTATTTAACACTTTGAGTATTTCGACTATCATTCCTAAAATCTCAATCATACCTCTAGACGATGCTGGGGCTGGTGTTGCGGCTTCTGGATCAATAGCAATTACTGGTCCTGCTTTATTGGATGGATCATTAGATTTTTATATTGATTCTGAATTAAATAAATATTCATTGCCAATTATTAAGGATGAAACAGCCACTCAGATTGGTGATAAATTAGTTGCCTTAGTAGCTTTAGACTTAGAGGCAAACTTTTCTTTAGTTAACGTATCGGGAACTATAGCAGTAACATCCAAAAACAAAGGAACAGTAGGAAATTCTATTGGTATATCATATAAGGGGGCTTTAAGCGGAGTAGGTGTTGCGATCACGGCCATGAGTTCTGGAGCAACTGACCCAGTTTTAACAGCATTGCTTGATGTTATTGATGGCACTAGAAAGACCTCTATTGTTATGCCTTCTTCTTATGATCTGACGTTGGTTGAAGCTGAATTAGAAACTAGATTTAATTTTTCAAATAATGTTTTAGACGGTGTTCTTTTTGTTG